AGCGATAACTTACTCAGTCGGAATTTATGCTTCACTTCAATCATGCGTACAAAAAATCGTGCCTCATACAGTAGACGAGTGTACTTCTATTTTACAATTAATCGCTGCTGGATTAGGAATTGTATTGGTTCTGTGGAGGATTAAAGTTGATATGTTTCGTAAGAAGCGTAAGAAGTGGGAGGATAAAAAATGAACAAACAAGAATTAATCCAAGATTTAAAAAGTAAAGATTTTGTGGATTCCATTAATGGTGATGCCACATTGCAAGAAGTGAAACAGGATGGTGGGAAGTGGTATATCCAGAATATAAGAGAACTCCAAAGCGGCTCTGTGGCAACATACAGAAATGTTTCCTTTTATGTTGTTGATGAGGGACTGCCAACGGAGGCTGCATACTATCAGGATAAAATCCCAGTAGCCATCACAAATAAGATTTTAAGCTTCACTGAAAAGGTTAACAAGTACGCTGACACACACGAAAATATAGATGTTGAAAAATGCGAGGAAGATAGGCAATTTGCAGTAGTAAAAAAATATGCAGAGATAAACGGCCAGATAGTTGAGAAGCGTTTCTTGGTGAAGTTAATTAATGATGTAGTTACAATTAAGGAAATTGTGTGATGGCATGGCTCGGCACATGGGCAAAACGGATATCTATCACAGCAGACCATACACTGGTTGACTCAGACCTGACAGATTTTCCTGTCCTGCTTAAGGTCTCTACGTCATCAGGTATAACCAGTGCTGATATATCAGCGATATTCGATGAATTAACCAGTGATGCTAACCGTAAAAAGATAGCAATAACCAAGTCAGATGAAATTACTGAGTGCTATTGTGAAATAGATAACTGGGATGATGCCACTGAGACAGCCTACCTGTGGGTAAAGTGCCCCTCTATGTCCTCAAGTGTTGACCAGGTATTTTATATTTATTATGACTCTGCTCAATTAGATAACACCTCATATGTAGGTGACACAGGAGATACACCAGCCGAGAATGTGTGGGATAGTAATTTCAAAATGGTTCATCACATGAAGGATACCACTACCTCTACTATTACAGACAGTACCAGTAATAGTCAGGATGGTACTAAAAAAGCAGCTAATGAGCCGATAGAGGCTAATGGTAAAATTCATAAAGGGCAGGATTTTGATGGTAGTAATGATTATATCCAGTGCGGTACAGGGTTAGCACTTACAACATGGACTCAATCTCTGATAGTATATAGACAAGTAGATGGAGGTTCAAATAATGAACGATGGCTAACTAATGGAGATATTGATAATTTCAATTATGCTATCCAGTTGGCTACTTCAAAAGTTATCCAAGTAAATATGAAGGACACTGCTGGCGGTAATAACTATATACGAAGCGTTGCTACTATTCCACTCACCGCTCATAATATGTGCGTTGGAACATTTGATGGCACGCATTTAAAAATATTTATTCAAGGTGCGTTAGATAAAACCAGCGGAGATTTATCAGCCAAAACACCTAAAACTGATGTGTACCAACAACAAATAGGTAGATTAGGTTTTAGTAGTATTTGGTATTATAAAGCTAACTCTATTTTTAGTGAAGTCAGAATTTCAAACATAGCCCGTTCAGCGGCATGGAATAAGGCGGATTACAATAGCTGCTGGGATACGTTGTTTACGTATGGGAGTGAGGAGTTGAGACCGTCAGGAACAGTAATGGCGGGTTATTATTATAGATTGCTGATGCAAGGAGCATGATATGTTTAAAAATGTAGCAGGTCAAAAATGGGTAGTATTTGCATTCAACGAAACAGATAACACGGCTAAAACGGGAGATGCCGCTAATATCACAGGTAATCTTAGGATTGATGGCGGTGCAGCGAATGCAATAGATGACCTCAACCCGACGGAATTGGAGGATGGATATTATGTATTTGACATCTCTCAGGCAGAATCGAATGGTGATAGTATTTTAATTTGCCCTGCAAGCTCAACGGCGAATATTCAGGTTATTGGTTGTCCCGCTGTTATGATTACTGAGCCGCCAAATTTTAACACATTAGGAATTGAGTCCGACGGAGATTTGACAAAAGTCAATACTCTTGATGGCCATACGCCTCAAACGGCTGATAATAATGTTATTCTGGCTCATGCTAATTATGGTAATGCTCAGTTAGCACGGACGGGTGCTGATGGTGATACATTGGAGACATTGAGTGATGAAGTGGCTGCTATTCAAACTGATACTACAACATTAAAAGCTAATACTACATTTATGACAAAGGTTGTAAAAAATAGGCGGGAGGTTAGTAAAGTCGGTGACTCATGGTATTTATATGTCTATGATGATGACGGTACTACCCCGATAATAACTAAAAAATTGGTGGATAAGGATGCTACAGATATTGATGATTTAATCTCAGGGGTGTTGGCGGCGGAGGATGCAAGTAGTGTATAATTTATGCCCTGGACAAGGCCTGGGATATACAGCCTCAAAAAATTTAGCTTTTGGTTTGGGCGGGTATGGAATAGCTATATACAATCCTTCATTCCCCCTCTGTTTAAATTTAATGCAAGAGTTAGAATATAATATATTATTAACTCATGAATCTGAATATAATATATTATTAGAAAATGAATTAGAATTCTATATATCATTAACGCATGAGGTAGATAAATCATGTATCAATTAACAGAGACTATAAGATTAAAAAGTAATATTACTAATATGATAGAATTATTTTCAGATCCTTCGACAATAAAGATAAATATTTATCTACCTGATAAATCTAAAATTGTAAGTGAAGCGAATATGATTAAACTATCTAAAGGTAAATATTATTATGATTTTGAAAATTCTACTATTGCAGGAGATTATATATACGAAGTAATAGTTGTAGGTAGTGGAGGAAGAATAACAATAGAGCGTGATAGTTTTACTATAGAGAAAGATGTTAACTAATTAAAGGAGGTTATTATGACAGGAGGAGATGTTGGAATAATATTAGGGGCAATATCTGTAGTTGCATCTGCAATACATAATTTTATTCCTAACAAACCAAAGAGTAAGTGGGGAAAAATTTTAGATACAATAATAGCTATATGCGCTTTAAATGGGAATATTAAAGGCGTAATGAATAAAGGAGAATCTAAATTTAAGTAGGTATGTTAATTTGCTATGGGGATTTATTCCCCAAAGGATGTATTACTGTATGATAGATTTAAAAGAAGATAAAGGAGTTCAGGATATTTTAGAACAGGCATACTTGAGTACTCGCTCAATGTGTAAACTCTTTTTCGCTGATACATTCAGTTCTCCTTTTTCTTCTCTTCATGACCAAATATTTGATCTTATAGATTCAGGTAAAAATAAGATTGTGATAGCCGCTCCAAGAGGAATTGGAAAGACTTCTATCGCCAGAGCAGTTGTTATGAAGGGAATTTTATTTAGAGATGTAAATTTTGCAGTCTATATTTCAAATAGTGCAACACTTGCTGAAATGCAAACAGAAAATATTAAAAGGGAATTAATGTCTAATATGATAATTAGAAAGTTATTCGGAAGTATTAGACAGAGTGATATAGAGGGAGTAGATGACGTATTTAGTAAGCTTGCTTGGGTAGCTTTTGGAAATACTTATGTATTACCTAGGGGAAGCGGGCAACAAATAAGAGGGTTAAACTGGTATAATAAGAGACCACAACTTCTTGTAATAGATGATTTAGAAGATAAAGATGAGATAAGAAATATTGAGATAAGGAAGAAGCAAAAAGAGTGGTTGTTTAGTGACGTATTAAAAACAGAAGATAAGTATGGTAAACCATCTACTTTTATTTACATAGATACAACTAAACATCAAGATTCACTTCTTGAATTATTACTTGATTCTGATGAGTGGGCATCTTTAAGATTAAGTATATGTGATAGTGCATATAATTCAAATGACCCTAATTATATGTCTACTGAAGAAATTAAAATTGAGGTAGAGGAACATAGAAAAAAAGGTTTAATGGATTTGTTCTATATGGAGAGAATGAATATCCCTATTTCAACTGAAGATGCAGTTTTTAAAGAGGAATATTTTAGGTATTTTGAAGACCAAGGAGACCAACTTATAATAAGAAGTGTAGATGATAAAGGTAATGAAATAATAGAAACTATTTCTACATCTCGTTTACTTCATGTTACAATAGTTGACCCTGCTAAAACAGTTCAATTACATTCAGCTGATAGTGCTATAGTTACAATAGGAGTTGATAGGGAAAGCCATAAAATATTTGTAAGAGATATAGAAAATAAAAAGGTTAGGCCAGATGAATTATACGATATTATGTTTAGCCAAGTAATAAGGTTTAAGTGTAGGATTTTAGGAGTTGAAGTAACTTCATTACATCAGTTTATTAGTCAGCCTATTGAGAACGAGATGAGAGTTAGAGGAGTTTATCCTACATATATAGAATTAAAAGCAGTTGGGAAAAAAGAGGATAGGATAGCTACTTTAGCTCCGCTATATAAATTAGGTTATATTTATCATAATAAGAATAATTGTAGTGTATTAGAGTCACAACTTAGGTGGTTTCCTAAATCTAAATATGCTGATGTTATGGATGCTACAGCTTATATTACTAAAGTTATGGATGATTTGAATTATTATTTTGACCCGCAAGATTTAGGTGAAGACCCAGAAGAAGAGTTTAAAGAATTAGAATATGAGCAATCAATAACTGATTGGAGGACTATTTAATGAAAGAAGTTAGAAGAATTGTAATAGATCCTGGGCATGGAGGCGGGACGGGCGTTAGGGTAGATGAAATTTATGAAGATGAAATTGTGTTGAGAATTGCAAGAGATTTACATGTACTTTTAAATAGTGAGATAAATTTTAGATCTATATTAACAAGAGTGAATGATGTTGAAAAGCCATTTTTAAAAGATAGATGTAATTTATCTAATGAAATTAATGCAGATCTTTATATTAGCTTACATTTAAACGGATTTAATAATACTTTTGTTAGCGGAATTGAAACGTGGGTTTATGATACTCCTAGTGAGTTAGGAGATATAATACATAAACATGTTAAGTTCTTTTCAAATGATAGAGGAGTTAAATCATCTGTAAAAGAGTATCGTCCTCAGAATGGAGGATTAGATTTATATGTGTTAAGATATACGAGATGCCCTGCTGTTTTAGTAGAGTTGGGTTTTCTTACATGTATAATAGATAGAGCGAGATTAGTTGAATATAAAACTCATAAACTTTTAGCCGAAGCTCTGTTTAATGGAGTGATGGAGTATTTTAAAAAATGCCCTCAATAATACAAGGAAATTTAACATTATCGCCATCATATGAAACTAATAGTTTTGGCGGAAAAGACTTAGGATATAAATATCCTTATGATTTGAATATAAAACCTGGGTCTAAACTTCACAGTAAAATTTTAAGTGAGGTTTTGAATAGAGCTAGAGAAAGTAGTAATCTTATTTCAAATAGGATAGAATCATGGAATAAGATAGAGAGAGTTATGACTACTTATATTGATTTATCTAGTGATGAAGATGAAATTAAAAGTAATGACCCTAGAAAACCAGTATCTATTATATTCCCTTACACTTATGTTATAGTAGAAACTATGCTTACATATTTAACATCTGTCTTTCTTGTTGACCCGATTATGAGGTATAAAGGAGTTTCAGATGAAGATACATTAGGTGCTATAATGTTAGAAAAAGTAGTTCAAAATCAATGTAACTACTTTAAAGTTTCATTAGCTTTACATACATTTCTAAGGGATTGTATAGTTTATGGAATAGGTGTCGCTGCACCTGTTTGGGAGAAAAAAACAGGGATTGTAATTAGAGAGGATAGGTCTGGATTTGCAAGTTTTTTTAGAGGTCATGGAACTAGGACTTTTGAAGAGGAAATTGTATATGAGGGAAATAAGTTAGAAAATGTAGACCCTTATTTATATCTTCCTAATCCAAGAGTTCCAGTACATAAAATACAGGATGCGGAATATATAGGTTGGATACATCCTACATCAAGAATAGCTTTATTAAGAGATGAAAAGGTAAGCGAAGATTTATTTAATGTTAAATATTTAAAAGATGTTCAATTAAAGAAGAGTTCAATCTATAATAAATATAGTTCAGAAAGAAGTAAAAAAGTAGGATTAGATAATTATGAATCATTAGATAGTACGATTACAAACCCGGTGGATGTTGTCTATTTATATATAGATTTAATCCCTAAAGATTGGGAATTAGGAGATAGTGAGTATCCAGAGAAGTGGTTATTTGGAGTAGCAAATGATGAGATAGTTATTAAAGCGAAAAAATTAGGATTAGCTCATGGAATGTATCCTATTATTACAGCAGCTCCCGATTTTGATGGTTATTCAGTTTTACCTATTTCACGGCCGGAAATATTATACGGATTGCAAGGAGTTTTAGACTTTTTATTTAATTCACATATAGCAAATGTAAGAAAGGCTATTAATGATACATTAGTAGTTGACCCATACTTAATTAATATTAATGATTTAAAAGACCCAGAACCAGGAAAGATTATTAGAATGCGCAGACCAGCGTGGGGAAAGGGGGTTAAAGATGCTGTTCAGCAATTAAAAGTTGAAGATATAACAAGAGCTAATATTGCAGATACATCAATAATAGTTCAATGGATGCAGAAAGTTAGTGGGGCTGATGAAAGTATGATGGGAGCTCTAAGAAGTGGAGGTCCTGAAAGATTAACTGGGCAGGAATTTCAAGGAACTAGGGCGGGAGCAGTAGAGCGTTTAGAAAGAATTGCCAGAGTAATTAGTTTACAAGGAATGAGAGATTTAGGTTATATGTTTGCTAGTCATACTCAGCAATTAATGACTCAGGATGTGTATGTAGATACAATAGGGAGACAGCAAGAAGTTTTAACTCAAATATATAATGAAAAATCTCAAATGAAAGTTACTCCTTGGGATTTACTAATTAACTTTGATGTAGAGATTAAGGATGGAAGTATTCCTAATGGGTCAGATAAATCGTGGATAAGATTATTTGAAATATTAGCTAAGAATCCAGAACTTGGAAAGAATTTTAATATGCCTAAAATATTTGAGCATATAGCCCAGATAATGGGAGCTAAGAATGTCCAAGATTTTAAAATCATCCCTAAAGTAATGTCAGATGAAGATGTTGAAAGAGGTATTCAGAGTGGTAATCTTGCTCCTATGGGGACAAATTCCCCATAGAGAATTAAGGAGATAATATGAAATTTAGAAGTAGTATAAAAAATATAGAGGAATTTATAACAGGGTCAATATGGCATGACTTTAAGATTGAATTGAATATATGGCTAGAAAATGTAAGAGATTGTTTGGAAGATGGAGATAATATATTATCGATAGAGAGTGTAAAAAAATTACAAGGGAATGCTGAAGCAATTAGAAATTGTCTTAATCTTCCAGAGACAGTTATTGAAAGTATAATGATAGAAAATGAAAAAAAGGAGGGTAAATAATGAGTGAAGAAAACGTAAAAAATGTAGAAAATTTAGATGAAGAGATAGAAGAATTTTTATCTGATGTAGATGAAGGTGTAGATGAAGATGAGATAGATAAGGAAGATGATAGTAATGAAATATCTAACGAAGATGAAGATGTGAATGAAATAAATGAGGAAGATGATGATAAAGAGATAGAAGAAGAAGTAGAAGATGAGGAAGAAATAGAGAAAAATGAAGAAAGGGAAGATGAAGAGAATCTCGCCGAAGATGACCTTCAAATTCGGATACAAAAACTCACAGAAAGAGTCGAGGAACTTACTACATTAAACTCTAAATTAGTAAACGAAACTGCTAATAAAGAGGAAGATAAGTCAGATATAGATATTGTCGACTTCATGGAAAACAGTACAGTAGATGATCTTATTGATGATAGTAGTAAGTTTAATGAGATGCTTAATACAGTTCTTGCTAAGGCTGTAGAAATTTCTGAGAGGGTAGTAACAGAAAAAATTCTTTCTAATATTCCAGATGTTGTTAGTGGATATGTAGATGAAAAAACAAGTGTGGATAATTTAGTGAGTGAATTCTATAAAATTAATAGTGATTTAACGCCTGTTAAGAGAACTGTTAAAGCTATAGCTAGTGAAATACATGCTGATAATCCAGACTGGAAAATTGAAAGAGTTTTTAAAGAGGCCGCTATTAAAACTAGAGAAGTTTTAGGGCTGCCTAATGTGAGGAAGAAGAGTAGAGGAAATAGAAATAATTTTAACGAAGATCCTGCTTTTGCTAAATCAGGAGGTGGTAAACTTTCTGGCAAGCGTAAAGTAAGTAAACTTCAAGAGGAAATAGATGACCTATTTTCTGATTAGAGGAGGTAACAGATGAGTCTTGAAAGACGAGATGTACATTTAGGTAGTATTGGACTTGGAGATTCACGCTCAGCAGGAAGTCTAACTCAGAATGGTAGTGTAGTTTTTGTAACTGATTCAAATTTAGTTATGGATATTAACGACCTTTTAGTTAGGATGACTGTATCTACGGCGGGTGAGAAATTAATAACTCTTCCATCAGTTAAAGAGGCCGCAGGAAGAATTTATACTATTTATGCCATATCTGTAGCAACGGGGACTATGAAGGCACAAGATAAGAATGATGATGCTGGACTTACAGATTTGACTTTTACTACAGGTCAATATTCCGTATTATACTCCGATGGCTATATGTGGCATGTTCTTGTAGGTCAAACTAGCTAGTATTAAGGAGGTAATAATATGTGGAGTGGAGACTTAATTAAAGCTGGAATTATTAGCGATGGAGTAAACATAGATATTAAAGGAGTACTAACTGCAAGTAATTTAACTCATACTGCAGGAGATATATTCTATGTCCATTCTAGCGATGGTGAGAATACGTATTCAGGAAAACAGCCAGATAAACCATTTAAAAGTATTTTATACGCACTAACTAAATGTACTGCATCGACAGGAAATTTAATATTTGCTCTTCCTGGGCATGTAGAATCTATAATTGCAGCTGGAGGCTTAGATTTAAATATCGCAGGAGTGAATATTATATTTCTAGGGTATGGAAGCAGTAAAGCAAAAGTGGAATTTACAACTGATGTAGGTGCAGATTTAGATGTTAGTGCTAATGGTGTTACATTGGTTAACCCTAAATTTGTTTCTGGTATAGATGCACTAACAGGACCTATTGATATAAACGCTGCTAATTTTAGAATACTTAATGGTGAGTATCATGATGCAGCAGGTAAAGCGGCAACTGATTGTATTGTAGGTACTAGTGCTGCTATTGGACTTACTATTGATGGCTGGAAGTATTTTGAAAGTACTACAGGTACGCAGAAACAATCTAATATTCAATTAGATGGAGTTGATAATTTAACTCTTAAGAATATTGATATTAGAGGAGATTTTGCTACTGGAAATATTGAGAATGTAACAGATGAAATTCTTAATGCAAGGCTGGAAGATATTAATTTAGATAATCTAAATGCTACTCCAAAGCCAGCTATAGTGTTAGATGCTAATGCTACTGGGTATGCACGCAATGTTAAATGTAGAGTTGCAAGTGGTACTACATATGTAAGTAGCGTAGGTAAAATAAATTGGGATTCTCAATGTGAGGGATTTAATACAGATGGTGGTGCTGGAGAGCCATTAGGAACTGCTACTGGGTCTGGAGTTGAGGGTAAGTTAGATACTATTACAGACCATGCAGTTAAAACTACAAGCGTAAAAAATGTTACTTCAATGACAACAGCTAATTTATTTACTGTAGCTGGAGGGCCTGTAAAACTCCTTGGAATCGTAGGACATATTACAACGGTTATTCAAGCTTCCGCAAATAACACAAAATTAGTTCATACTCCTACTGGAGGTGCAGCAGTTGATTTATGTGCAGTTCTTGATGTAACTGGGTCGGCAGTTAGAAAAATGCTAACAATTACAGGAACAAAAGCAAATGCTATGGCATTATCGGCTGACGAAGGAGTTACTGTAGGAAATTTAAGTACGCCATTAGTTTTAGCTCCTGGAACACTATCTATGAATTGTGCTGCTACTACAACAGGTGTAGTTGATTGGTATATTGTTTATAAGCCTATGGCTATTGGCGCAACTATGACAAAAGTTTAAATTTTATATTTAATGTATGGAGGAAATATTATGGGATTTTTAGGTATGAGAGGTACAGGCGATTGGGCAGTTGACCAACGCCCTAAGAATTGGAGAGAGGCTATACTTTATGAGTATCCAAATGGTTCGGCCCCACTAACGGCTATTATGAGTAAAATGAAAGGGTCTAGTTTAGATGACCCTGAGTTTAATTGGTGGACTAAATCATTACCTACTCAATCTGGCGCAATTACAAATATATACACAAATGCTCTTATGACTTCTGCGTATACATCTGGCGGATTAGCTGGAGATAGACTTTATGTAAAAGTTGCTGAAGCGACTGCTGCACAAATAAGATCTGGTCATCAAGTACTATTAAGAGATGCTAGTGATTATGATGTAGATGTTAATGCTAAAGTTACTGGAGTGCAGAAAAATGGAGCGTCATCTTGTATTACTGTTAAACTTTTAGAGGCTGATACTGCTACAGCAAATTCACACGATCTTAGTGATGCTGATAGAATATTAGTAATAGGAAATATAAATCCTGAGGGTGCATCAATGCCTGACCCTATAAGTTATGACCCAACTAAAATTAGTAATTACGCTCAGATTTTTAGAACATCTCTTGAGATTACAAGAACGGCGAGGTTAACTAAACTTAGAACAGGTGATGCTTATAAAGAAGCTAAGAGAGAGGCACTAGAACTTCATAGTATTGAAATGGAGAAAGCTTGGCTCTGGGGGATTAAATCTGAAAATACAGGGGATAACGGAAAGTTAGAGAGAACTACTAGAGGATTAATTAATATAATTAAAACTTACGCCTCAAATAACGTTGATGATTTTACTCTTAATACAGATTACTCAGGTGATACATGGCTAGCATCAGGAGAGGAGTGGTTAGATAATATGCTTAGACTGATGTTTAGATATGGAAAATCTGAGAAATTAATTCTCGCTGGTGATGGGGCATTATTAGGAATTAATCGATTGGCAAAGAGTAGTGGCCAAATGACTCTTACAAGTGAAACTAAATCTTATGGAATCCAAGTTAATACATGGCAAACTCCATTTGGAACTGTTCATATTAAGACTCATCCACTCTTTAGTTATGAGGCTGCCAATCAGCACTCTATGGTTATCTTTGAACCTGAGGGATTAAAGTATCGTCATATTACGGACACTAAATTTTATCCAGATACTGGAAATAATGGATGGACTCGTAAGGATGGAACAGCAGAAGAATTTCTTACTGAGGCTGGATTAGAATTTCATTTTCCAACTGGTTGGGGATACTTGAATGGGGTAGGAAAAGATAATATAGTTTAATTTTAACTCCTCATAGAGGAATACACTCCTCTATGGGGATAATTTCCCCAAAGGAATGATTATGGACTTAGTAACATTAAGAGAACAATTTATTAAAATGAGTGGTAGATATGACTTAGTTATAGACTCCGTAAATTGGGCAGATAGTGGAGCAAATTTCTATATTAATGCAGGGCAAAATATGTTAGATCGTGCTGCAGGAATATCGCCTGAAGTTGAAGGACATATCTGGAAAAATATATCTATTAATGATTACTATATAACATTTCAAAACAGATGTAGGTCTATATTTACAGTATATGTAAACAATACAGAAGAGAGGGTATTAATAGAAAAGAAAAGTTTAGATGAAATGAAGGATTTATATTCTAAACCTTTAAGTGAGGTTGACACAGGGTCGCCTAAATATTATTGTATAGCAAAACTTCGTGAAATTGATGCTGTGGATAAAGATAAGGTAGGAGTATTTGCTAATGTTTCGTTAACTACTAGTAATGATTTTAGAGGAATAGTATTATACCCTCCTGCAGATACAGATTATGTAGTTGAAATTTTTGGGATGTTTTATCAGTTAGTTCTTACTAATGATACAGATGAAAATTTTTGGACTATACTTCATCCAGAACTTTTAATTAAAGCTGCATTATATCAAGTTGAATTATACTACTCAAGTGGAAGAAAGACTCAAGGATTATTTGAAGATATACATTATAATTTAATGGAAATAAATAAGGATGCGTTAGAAGAAAAAATTTATGGAATAGATAAGATGGAGGGATAAGATGGTTACTGAAGAAGAGAAGGTAGAAATTATAGATAAGGCAGTTGAAAAAGCATTATTACTTCTACCTAAAGTAGTAAGTAATTTAATGATGGAACATAATTTAGCTAAGAGTTTGAATGAGGATTTCTATTCTAAATATCCAGAATTTACAGAGCATAAAGATATTGTAACATCCGTAATTGAACATGTAGATGGAAATAATCCTTTAATTGGATTAGATAAAATATTAGAAAAATCTGTTCCTGAAATAAGAGAAAGAATTAAAGTTAAAGAAAGTTTAAATACTGCAGAAGTTTCATCGACTATTAATAGGCGAATAGTGGAGTAATATAATGGCTCTAGAATTAGGAAGAGATAAAACATTTACATTTACTTTTAGTTCTGAACAATTAGCTAAAGGTTTAAGACATACAAAAAGAAATCCTAGAAATTCTGAGCGATTAACTGTATGTAAAGGAGCTGTTGGTAGAGATGGAATATTACAAATATTAGATGAATTGAAGCGTTTAGATACTTCTGCAATATCTACTAATTTTCCATACCCTCAAATATTTGTGTTTATAGATTTAATTATTGTATGTAGTAGTACTAAAATATACGAATGGGATGGAAGTGCTTTAGTTGAAAAGTTAGATATTTTAAATGCACACTCAACTTGGAGTGCTGTAGATTTTTATGAGTATATTTATATGAGTAATGGTGGAGTTGCAGTATTTAGAAATTCAACATCTGGAGTATATACTATAACTGAAAGTTTACCTTCTGCTAATGCTATGGTAAATTTTAACGGTCAAGTTATAATAGGTGGATTATCTCAATATGTCTAATTGGTTAAAATATAAAAATCAACTTCCTTGGAGTAAAGGAAAAACTTCTAATAAGGAGCATTATAATGAAGGAAATATAATTGCGTCTAAGGGATATCCTGTATGGAATATTCCTAATCAAGATGTTAATACATCACCTATTACACCAACTCATAATCCCTGCGGTTATTGGCCTAAAACTGAAATATCTAATAAATATCTTATAATAACAGGAACATTTCCTATTACAATGAATAGAACTAATTATAGGAGATATGCAGGATGTGAAATAGTTCCGGGGGCAGAGTGTGTAACACAAGATGGATTATACTTAACATTACAAGGAATTCCACCTACATTATGGACTGGTGGAGATAGTTATACATATTTATATCATGAGTATAATAAATTTACTCATTATTCTGGAGATGATATTAGATTATATCGCTCTAGTAGAGAGTGGGATTGGTATGCAGATCCAACTTTAGCTATAGATTTTAGGAGTGTAGTAGGATTTGGATATAGATTATATGAATATTCAAAAGTAAGTTCGTCTAATTATTGTACATGGTTAGCACATATAAATGGTATGGGATTTGAAGATTATGAGTATTTAATGTATGATACAATTTCTACTGGAGCTTCTATATATATAAATAGAATATATATTGAGAATTATAATTTTCATTGTGTAGAAGGTCAAACATATACAGTAACACATAGACCGTTCGATTATGATTTAGTATTTAATCCTCATAATTGTGCTGGATATGGAAGTAGTTATTCAATGAGTTATGGAATAGTAATAGAATTACCGTATTTAATTTTAGGTAGGTGGGTAAAATATTAAACTATAGGAGGATGTAAAAATGGCAGCAACATTAACTAATAAATTTTTTTATAGCTTATCAACTAAGTTGGTAGATTTTGAGAATGATGTTTTTAAAATAATCTTAATGGATACAGGGTTTACGTTTGATAGAGATACACATCAATACTATGCCGATGTATCAGCATATGAATTATTAACTGGAAATGGGTATACACAATTTGATAAAACATTATCAGGAGTCGCTGTAACTGAAGATAATCTTAATGATAGATGTAGTGTAACTTGGAACAATCCTCAATGGACAGCATCAGGTGGTGATATAGGGCCTATGGCAGGAGCTATGATATTAGATGATACAGTAGCTAGTGATTTGGTAGTAGGATATATAGATTTTGGTGGAGATCAAACTCAAGCAGACGGTGGAGTGGCAACTATAGGAAATGTAGAGGTGAGAATAGGAGGTAGTACATAATGGCTAATGTAGCTTCTAATTCATTCAAATCGATGCTTTTAAAAGGGCAGATTGCTGGATTAACAGATACATTTAAGATGATTTTAATGAAAAACGGATTTACATTCGATAAAGATACTCATTGTGGATATGCAGATGTAATAGCTAACGAAATAATAGCAGGCTCTGGATATACAGCAGGAGGTCAAGAATTATCAGGAGTATCTATAACTAAAAATAATGGAGATGATACTGGAATACTTCAGTGGCATTTTGCAAGTTGGACTGCTTCTGGGGGTTCTATAGAGGCAATAGGTGGAATTATATTTGATGATTCAACATCTGTTGCTGGAGGTGATGATTATGAGGATGCTATAGTATCTTATATAGATTTTGGTGGGCTGCAAAAAGCAACAGATGGATTAATATTTCGTGTATATAACCCTTATATTATAATTAGTTAAATAGGAGAATTAAGATGAGATTAACTCTCGGTGTGAGAACGACAAGTGGAGTTACTGCAGAACCATCGTGGGAAATTTTAACTGGAGCAACTCCAGGTAGAGTAAGATTAATAGAATTAGGAATATTTCTTGCTTCAGCTGTAACTACAACAATAGGATTTGGTAGACCTCAGGCGATAGGTGTTACACCTACATCACCTGTAGATTTTCTTCCTGAGGATGGTGATGATGTAATAGCTTCTGGAGTAGTTCAATCAGCTCTTGCTTGGGGAACTAAGCCTACAATTCCAGCTAATTTTATAAGAAGAATTTCACTTCCTGCTACAGTTGGAACAGGAGTTATATGGACATTTCCTATGGGAATTGTAATACCAGTTAGTTCAAGTTTAATACTTTGGAATTTAGATACTAACGCAGTATGTGATTGTTACGCTGTAGTTGATATTTAATTCCTGTGGGGAATTTATCCCCATAGAGGTTTAAAATATGTTTAAAATTCCAGAAACTATATTTACACCAAATGTAAAAACTGATTTAGTTAAATCTCCGCCATCTCATATTGTAAATCCTATTATAGGATTATATATAGATGGCGGAACTACTAATTTATCTCTAATGTGTGGTGGAACAGTTCAATTAATTACTCCAGCTCCTAGAAATCCACTACTTGATATAACTTTTAATTGTGAAGAAGAAGAATGTGAGCTAATTACTAAAGTTGAATTATTTGGAGATTGGCTTAATGTTTATGTAGATGCTGACCCACTTGAGGTTGAAGTAGACATTGATGGAGATTTTATATATGGTCTAATATATAATGGTTTGTGTAATGTAGTAATAATACTTAGACCAAATTCTGATTTTATTGTCTTCACACAGCCTATACGAGGTAACTGGGTTAAATGGTCTGATATAGGTAGTTTAGATTTTGAAATTAATGAGAGTAATATAGCAGGTGAAATGCCGCTTGATTGGAAAGGTTGGATTTATGGACTCTTAAAATATGATAAAATTGTTTTAGCTTATGGAGAGAATGGAGTATCTATTCTCACACCAGCTTCAGTAGGAGATTTTCAAACTTTTGGGTTTAGAACTATTTATAGAGTAGGATTAAAAAGTAAAAATGCTTTTACAGGAACTGATAATATACATTTTTTTGTGGATAGAATTGGAAGACTTTGTAAATTTAATGGAGAGTTAAAAGTCTTAGGTTATTCTGAATATTTAAGTAAATTAAGTGATAGTGTTTTAAGTATGAACTTAGATGAAGAGAATAATTTAGTTTATATTTGTGATGGGGTGTTAGGATTTGTTTATAACTATATAACAGATAGTTTTGGAGAAGGTGCTAATAATATAACAGGGTTTGGAAGAAGAAGTGGTTATGAATATATTACATCTCCAGATGTTATAACTACTCCAGATTTTGAAATTTGGACAGATATATTAGATATGAATAGTAAAAAATTTAAAACTATTCATTCTATTGAATGTGGAGCAAATGTATCTAATAAAATGTACGGTACGATAGAATATAGAAATAGAAAAAAGGCTAACTTTATTAGACTTCCTTGGCAAAGAGTAGACCCATTTGGAATAGCTCATATAACCTGCTGTGCTACAGAATTTAAAGTTGGTTTAAAAGTTGAAGGATATGAATATTTTGAATTAGACTATTTAAAAATAAAAGGAGTTATAGAATGATACTTAGACTTTTACCTAATCAAATTCCTATGTATTGGGAAGTAATAAAATTTGGTGCGACTAAAGCAGATAAAGTACCTATTGGAAGATTAGAAGATTATTTAAATGATTTACTTCAAGCATTACTTAGTAGTGAAGCTCAATGTTTTATAGCGTTAAAAGAAGATAGATGTGTTCAAGCAGTTTTAATTACTCGATTAATAGAAAATAAATTATTAAAAACTCAGTCGTTACATATTCAATGTCTCTATTCATTTGAATTAATAGATGAAGAACTTCAAAGGGAAGCATTTAACCTTATAATTAAATTAGCTAAATTTCAGAAATGTAATAAGATAACATTTGATTCTAATCAAAAGAGAGTTTGGGAGATAGCTAAAAATATTGGAGCAGTAGAATCATATAGAAGTTTTGTATATGATTTAAAGGGAGGTTAAGATGGGAAGTAGTGGTAGTAGTGCAAGTAGTACTCGAATGGGATACTCTCCATATTTAGAAGGACATCATTATGCTCATTTGTGGAAAGTTTGGCATCTTCAAAAATCTGCGCTTAATGCAAATCCATATGATAATATACCTGCAATTAAAATAGATGAAGCTTTCTTTGGAAATAGTTTATATATAAATAGTTTCCCATCTCTTTATGATATGTATGGAAAGTTTATAGCTGGCTTAGATATTGAAGCATTATATAATCAGATATTTAATGATACTATAAATTCTTCAATAGTAGATAATATGATAGCATCTGAAAGGTCTGTATTAGATGAGAGATTAAAAGAAGTAATTTTACCTCGCTTTAAAGCTGGGATGAGAGATATAAATTCAGTTATGAGTAGTTCATTTGTAATCGGTGAGGCTATGTTAGAAACTATTAATGCAAGAGAATTAAATAAGTTTACAGTTAAGATGAAAACAAGTTTAATTCCTGCGGCAGAAGATAGATGGAAAAATCACTTAAATTGGAATCAGAATGTAATTGAAAAATATATGAAGTTAACTGCACTTTATTTTGATAGTAAGATTGCGGTAGATCTTCAAAATCAATCGACAGATACAAAGAATGTTTTATGGCCTTTTACAGTTACTAGTTATCATAGAGCAGCTATTGGAGCATTGACAGGATTAGGTGGTGGCTCAGGAGTAACAGGAGCAAGCGGAGGGACGAAAGGTGCAATTAGCGGTGCATTAAGTGGAGCATCAGCAGGAGCTAATATAAGTGGTAATGCATGGGGAGCAGTTATAGGCGCTGTAATAGGTGGAGTTGGCGGATACTATTCTTAAAATGGAGGAACTAAAATAATGTTTAATAAGAAAGAGGAGATTAAGACAGTACCTGCTGCTGGGACTGTTAGTAAACCAATAACACAAACAAGTACTAATCAAACAGCTAGTAGAGGAACAGAAACAGATAGAAAGAAAACTAATACAAATATAAATAAATCTAAATTTCTTTCTGGGTATCGACAAGATGATGGAAACTTAAATTGGGATAGAATATCTCAAACATTAGGTCAATTAGGTAGTGCTGTAGCTCGCCCAGGAAGTTGGCAACAATCACTAGGTCAGATAAGTAGTGAGGTAGCAACTAATAAATTACGTGCTAGGGCAGTAGATAAAATAAATAAGAATAATTCTAATATGCTAGATTATATTAGTCAACTTGGCGGAATGACAGGGCCTGATTCAAGAGGTGTTACTAAAGCGGAATCATTAAAAGATGGGAGGTATAGATTAGAAGGGAGATTTGAAGATCTTGATGGGGATGGATTGCCAGATGATATTAAAGGTATTCAAAATCGCCCTCAAATTCAAACTCAAAATTATCCTGATAAATTAGCTGAATTTCAAAGTGGGGTTAATAGATTAAATAAAGAAGATTTAACAGGGCTTTCATTAAATGATGTTCAAGCTTTAACAGATTTAGAACGAAGCAAAGAACAAGATACTATAAAAGCTATAGAAGCTTTATATGGCGGAGGTGAAAGTAAAGGTACTGGAAAACCTTATACACTTAAAGGAAAAAAGACTTACTTTCAACTTGGAGAAGACGGTAAATTTTTTGATACAGGAATTGAAATTCCAGAATCAGATAAGGCAACTCCTACAAAACATGAGTTTACAGTTTATAATAAGGATGGGATGCCTAAAACAGTTTTTGCTACTGCAGAAGAGTGGCCATATATGGAAAAAAGATTAAATCAGCAGGGGTATAGTGGAAAATCTCTTCAGCAGCCAGATATTCAAAATAGAGAAAAATTATATTTAAAAGCTAAAACAAATGTATATGATAGTAATTTAAAAGATTCAGAGAGATTAAATGCAGCAAAAGAAATTAATGAATTAGCAGATAATAAGACTACTACATATACAGAATTTCAATATAAAGGTTGGGGAGAGAAAGTTGTAGAACATAAACTCCCAATGAAGAAGAGTGGTGGTAGGTTAACTATGGGAGAAGTGAGAGAGAGAGCAGCATCAAAAGGAATCTCAGTTGATGAATATCTAAGAATTATGGGGATAGTAAAATGAGTTTTGATGTAAATGAAGAGAGAGAAATTTTAGGTTTAACTTCTGATACTACAAAAAATAATTTAAAGAATCAGCCAGAGCATTTATTTGATGTAGAAGAAGAAAGAAAAGCTTTAAATTTAGAGCCTGTAGAAGAGGTTGAAAAACCTAAAACTTTTATAGACTATGCTAAAGATATAGGTGGGAAGATAGTCTCAGGAATAGAATCTTTAGGAGATGATGAAAGTGAGAAATCGTCAATCCCTAACACTTTTAAAACATCTAATTTAGATTATCTAGCTGGAGATAAAGAAAGTGCAATTACTAAAACTCTATCTGGTATAACCGAATCAGGAGTAGAAGGAGCAAAACAATCGGTAACAGGTATGAGTATATTTGGTGAGCCTGAAGAATATGTTCCGAGTAATGAAGTAGAAAATGCTGTATTTGGAGTAACTAATGTATTATCTGATTCACTTATATACTTAGCTGGATATTTGTTAGGTGGAAGTAATCCTGTAAGTGGAACTGCAGGAGCATTCGGATTACATTCAGGAATAAGAAAAGTTTTAATGGATAGATTTGAACATGGACAAATAGATTCATTCGGTGAATTTTTTACTAGATTACTAGGCGCATCAGTAGAAACAGCTAAAGGTCAAATTGTAGGAGCTATGTCATCTAAGGTTGGAAGTTCAGTTCCATTAGCAGCTAAACTTCCTGCTCAAGTTGCAGTTTTTGAAACAGTTGGCAGTGGATTAGAGGGAAGATATCCTACAATGGAAGGAACTGTAGATACATCTATTTTATTAGCTACCCTTGGAATACTTCATGCAAAATCTAGAGATTTTAAGAAAGTTGAAGAGAAGTATAATAAAACAAAAGAGGAAGTAATAGAAGAAATATTAGATGGAACATTAGAACCAAAAGCTCTAAAAGATTTAACTGAAGCAAGTAATAGAAATAATTTTTATAGAAATACTAGTCTCGAAGCTGTAAAGAAGGATGCTGAATTAGGTATTCAAATGGCTAAGGATGAGCTTGCACATAGAGAGATAAAAGCAAAACTGGAAAAAGAATTAGATAAAAAAGGTGAAGTAATTAAATCTGAGGAGCTAACAAAAGACAAGAAATACTTATCTCGAGCTGAATCACTAAAAGCACTTCTTGGTGATAAGATTTATTATAAAGTATTAAAAGCAGAAAATTTAGAGCATGCGAATCAAGTAAGAGATAAAAGGTCGAAAAAGATTATATTAGATAAATTAAGAGAAAAAATTGAGGAGATAAAGAGTAGTAAAAAAATAGAAGTTAAAGAAGTAGATAAGAAAGTAGATAAAGAGATTAATAAAGAAATAAGTACCGAAAAATTAGAAGTAGAAGAGGTATTAGATAAAGAGCCAAGAATTTTAAGTAAGGAAGAAATAGCAGAAAGTCAAAAAAAGTTAAACGCCAAACCTCAATTTAAAAGCAAAGAATTAGAAGTAAAAGTTGAGAGTAAAGAAGTTAAAGAATCTGAAACAGATGATATCGGAATTTTATTAGATAATATAAAAAAGAAACAAGAATTAGAAAAATTAAATAAAGAAATACCACCGAGTATTAATAAGACAATAGAGAAGCAAAAACAAAAAATTAAAACCGAAGAAGAGCAAATTAAAAAGAAGGCAATTAAATCTTTAAGTAAAGAGGAAGAGATTAAAAAACCTAAAGAAATAAATAAAACTAAAAATATTAAAGTAGAAGAGGGAGTAGAAAAAACTACAGGCGAAGCATTAAAAGAGAAAATTCAAAAAGCTAGACAAAGAAGAATAGATGAAGAGAAGAAAATTAATGAAGAAAAAATAAAGGAAGCTAAATTAAAAGTAGAAAAATTAAAAGAAAGTAAAAGAAGAAAAGATGAGAAAGGTGATATACCTTTAAAGCCAGATAAAATAATAGAAAATCAAAAAGCAGAAATTAAAAAACTAGAAGCTAAGTATGATAGAAAAAGAAAAAAGAAAGATTCAGATTTAATGAATATAAGTAATGATGATATTCAAGCTAATAGATTAATGGAAATAGTTGAAAGTAAATCCTATGGGGAAAAAATCCCCAAAGAGAGTAAAGATAAAATTCGAGCTAGAAAAGAATTAGAAGAATTTTTAGATGAAGGTAGATTAAAATCAGAAGAGTTTGAAAGTAGGGGAGAAGCAGAAGGGCGAGTAAGAGAGTTAGTATTTGATTCTATGGGCGGGCAGCAAATGTATGAGAAGGCTGTTAAAGCAATTAAAAAATCTCCATCACTTAAAAGTATTCAAAGAATATCTCGTGGAATTATACTTGAAGGGAAGGTTAAGTATAGTGAATTTAGAAAAAGAATGAAAGAAATTACTGGTGATAGTTGGGAACTAATTAAAAAATATGTAAGAGACGCATGGAAACAAGCTAAAGATTGGAATAAGAAAATAGGAAATAGAGGAAGTTTTTCGCGAGAAGTAGTAGATAAAATATTCCCAGAAAAGATTAAGTTAGATAAAGAATTAAGAGATAAATTAATATATAGAGGAAAGCAAAAGATTAAAGTAGGAAATAAAGAAGAGACACATCTTACTTTTATAGATAAGAAAACAGATAATAGTTTCTATGTTAAAGTGTCGAGAGATATAAATAAAGATGTTAATAAGAGATTAAGTGAAATATCCGAAGCATTTAAAAACCAAAGAGCTGAACAAAAAGAGATGGTTAAGTATAAAGCGAAAATCTCTAAAAATTTAATAGATTATGGTAAGGATGTAGGATATAGGTTTCAAGTTGGGGATATAGTATACCACGAAAAATCAGGAAAGAAATATATAGTAAGAGGATTAGGTTGGAATACTGTTAAAGAAAGTCCTGCATATTTTATGGATGAGGCTTGGGGAAAAGGTGAAAGAGGAACATTACCCGTTGAAATAGTAGATAGAGCTTTTGAACTTACATCAAAAAATAGAACTGAAGTAAGAAATAAATCAGAAGAAATTTCATTAGAATTTCTAGGGACATCTAAAATATATAATACTATATTAGAAAGATTATCTAGAAAATATAGAAAGGGTAATAGGCAAACAAAAAAAGCTATTAGGAAAAGATCTAAAGAAATTGGAGCGGCGACGAAACTTGATTTAAAAGATATTGATGAGTTAAGAAGAGCAAGAGGTTTAGAAGAAAGTGATATAAAAAGAATGGTTAGAAATCAGTTTGGGTGGAGAGCTAAAATAAAAGACTTGAATCGTGAGGAAGCAGATTTAATTAAGTTGAAATTAATTAACTATAAATTTAGAGAACCTTTAGCAAATGAAAAAGTAGTTTATGAAAATTCTAAAATTTCTGATTCAACAAAGAAAAAATTTAAACGTATAGTTAAAACATATGATATAGGCGATGTAGAATTAGGTGACTATTTAAGAATGTATGCTAAAGATGGGAAAAGTTTAACTGAGGTAAAAGTTAAGAAGGTTATTGAACTAACAAGGTTAGTAAATGACTTAAGACCTTATGGTAGTAAAGTTATGTTTGATAAATTAGTTCTTCCTAAAAGATTATTTGGCGAACCTTTCATGGCTCATTGGCGAGATGCTATGGTTAAGAAATTAGAAACTGAAGCTCCTTATATTACAAGAGTTCTAAATCCAACAAGAGGGATGAGAAAAGAAAGTTTAGATGCTATAACTAAATATCTTGAAGGGAAATTAATTAAAGATAAATTAAGTCCTGATGAAGTTAAAGCAGCAAATGAAATAAGAAAAGTTTATAATGAATTATGGAAGGAGTTTGAAATAGATGAATTTATAGAAGAGTATAGTCCTAGAGTTCCAAAGTTTCAAGAAAAGCAAAATTTAATAGATTGGGCTTTTTCTAATGATGGGATTAGAAATTTTAAATTTTGGGCTGAACATAAGAGAACTGGAGAATTATTAGAGAGGGAAACAAATGCAAAAGATTTAGCTATTAGATATATAAGAACTGGATTTGCTAAGAAATATTATGGAGAAGCTACAAAAAATATTAAACCTATAATGAAGAAGATGAGTGTAGATAGAAGGAAGATGGCTAACACATGGATTGATTCTGCTATTCGTAAAATACCTACAAAAAGTGAGAAGGCTGCAAATGAGATAATAAGAAGTGTATTAAAAAAGTGTCATTTTAAAGTAGATGAAAATTCAAGATTATTTAAAGATTTAGTTGGGCAAACTCTTGATTTAAACTATTCAGCTTTTATGGGATGGAGGCCTAAATTAGGATTAAGGAATTTAACTCAGCAATGGCTTATATTTAATGAGTATGGCTTTTCTTATTTTAATGGAAGAGTAGGAAAATTTAGACCTGATGTTAAAGCAGCTATGGAAAAATCACCTACATATAAATCTCGTAAAAAAGATTATTTAGTAATGGAAGATAGATTAGGTGAAGTTAAGGATATTCCTGCAGAAGTTAGACAGAAGATGATGCATCTTTATAGATTAGCTGATTTAGATAATGTTGAAACTGCATTTGCTACAGGGTATTTAAAAGCTAAAAAAGACCATCCTAATATAACAGAACATCGAGCAATTAGAGCTGGTGAGAAAGCTATACATAATACTCAATGGGGATATGGAATTGATTTACCTTATATGTTTAGTACTACAATGGGAAAAATTCCGGGTCAGTATATGAGTTGGCCTATTTGGTACGCAGACCATATACATAGAATAGCAAGAGAAAAACATGGAGCTAAAGCTGCAAGGACATTATTACAGGCAGCTATAATAGGAATGGTTGCAAATAAAACTAGTTTTGATTATACAAGAACAGTTTTATTCGGTACAGTTCCTACATCATTAGGCTTTGCGGCTGAGGAAGTTATAGGATTTTTAAAATTAGTTAATACATTAAGTTCATGGGATAAAAAAGAAATTTCAAAAGCATCTATTGATTTTGCTGAAGATACTGTATTAGGATTAACTCCTGGATATCTTGCAGCTAAAGACCTTAAGAAATTAATGGACACAGGAGATTTTATTGGATACTTAACATACACAAGAGAGAAGAATAAAAAGAAACCACTTAAAACTCTTTAATTAAAGATCTAAATCTTGTGCATATTTTGAATCTTTTTGATATACAAGAGTTTGAACTCCATTATCTAATTCAAATTTAATAAAATTCATAGATTCTAATGACTCTATAATTCGTTGTAGAGTTATTTTATCTACATCTTTATAGAACAATCCCATAAGATGGGGAAATGAGCATCTTTTTTGAATTCCAATCTCAGTCATTACTCGACTAACTATATCAGCAGTATCTAATTTTCCAACACCGCTAAATGTATAAGGCATTTTAATCTCAGTTCTATCTATTATATTTAACGCTCTGGTAAAATCTTGTTCATCGAGAATCATTGAGTTAGTACGAGCAACATTTAGAAGCATACATAGTTTTCTTATATGAGTTGGCCTACGTGAAATATAACCTCTAAAATTAAAGTCTTTAAATGGAGGATGTTCTTCATGTTTAGTATACCAATCTACCCACATATTTAAAAACTTATCAGTCATTTTAAAATCTCCTTGTAACATATGAATCTGTTCTAAATCTTGAGCAAGATATTTTTTTAATTCTATTTCCCTGTCAGTTAAAAATGTAATAGGAACACTCTTTCTTTTCTTTTGCTCATACACAAAGATAATTCGACTTGATAAACCACTACCTATTGTCTCGAGTGGCATAGAAGCTTGGATTAATTCTGGAGTAGTAGCCCCAATTAAATTAACCCACACTCCTATAATATCATCAGTTCCCATATTTTTAGTTCTATATGTCCATCTTTTTCGACAATCGTACCAATCAGTTAAATCACTAATTAATTGCCTATTTTGATAACCTAAAAAAACTGTTAGCTCTTGACTAAATATTGTTAATGAGGCATGAAAATCTGTTTTTCCGTCTATATGAACTATAGTATCATTACAATTCTTTAACTCTCTGATTAATGATTCTCGAGTAGTTGCCTCAGCAGCCATTTTAACTCCTATATCATCTAATAACTGCCACCCTACATCTAGAGCAGTCCCTTTTCTAGCCTCACCAGGAGGAGAAACTAATACGACATATAAATTAGGGAATATAGTAAGTAATCCTAAAGGTAATTTACATTTTCTTTGAAGTGCTCCAGCTAATACACTTAATGCTGTCCAAATGTGAAAAAGTTCTGGAGACTCAGAATTATTTGTAAACTCTAAATAACTATCTAACCAATTAGCAAGGCGGCGATTCGGCATTTATACACTTCCTTTCATAGTAATTTCATTGTAAGTAGTTTCTAATTTCTCTGCAAATTTACTAATTGAATTAGGTATATTATTATGTTTTAACTCCTTTCCATCTTCTTTAAATAAGTTAATTCCCATAAATAAATCAGCAGGGATAGTAAACTCAACATCATTCCATATGAGAGGAGTTTCTAAACTTTTCTTAATATCTAAAAGCATTTCAGCATGCTTTGACCAGGGAGTAGTGAGAGGAATTTGAAATCCTACACTATCGTGTACTTGAATTAATAGTTCAACATCCTTAAATTTATCTTGATTAAAGTAAATATAAGATAATCCATGTTCATTAATCTTATCCGCTACAGTTGATTGAGGTATTTGAGCATAAGCCTTCTTAAATAAATCGTCTCCCCAAGCATCTAAAAATAATCTCTTTCGATTAAATAGATTTAAAATAGTTCTATCTTTAGCTAAACGAATTTTAATTAGATGATGGTAATTTCCTCTTATTTCTGGGTATATAGAATGATAACGATTAACTATCCACTTAGCTTCACTCTCTGGAATTTCCATCTGAAGTGCAAATGCTTTGTATCCGAGATCATAATTTAACTCATGATTAGTTTTCTTTCCCCAGAATCTCTCTGAATGTAATCCACCTCCAAGTGATGAACTTCCATCAACATCTGATATTTCATCTACAGATTTATTAAATATTAAAGAAGCTGTTAAACTATGAACATCTTTATTATTTTTAAACGCATCCATCATTCTAGGAATTCTACCTACATATGCGACTATTCTATTTTCAGCCTGAGATAAATCAAAAGAATAGAAAACATAGCCATCATCAGGAGTTAAAAATTTTAGTATATGATGAGGATAATTTTGTAAGTTTCCGCCTGTTCCGAATATATTTCTACTAGAACTTATTCTACCTGTAACAGTTCCTACAGGATTGTAAGAACAACGAATTCTATTATCTTTATCTATTTTATCTGTGTTTAAATAATTAGAAAGAATTTTTCGAGTTGTTCTCATATTTTTAATTATAGCAGCCTCTTTAACTCCTTTTCTTAATAATCTAATTAATGCTGTATCATCTGTAGTAATTTTACCTTTCTTTAAATAAGGTTTATGGCCGAGATGGGTGTAGAAGTAATTTATAAGTTGTTTAGGTGAATTAGGATTTAATTCAAAATCGGCTTTTTCATTTAACTCTTTTTGTAAGTTTGTTAATTTTTCCTCTAATTCAATTTTACTTTTTTTCATTTCATTTATATCTACTTTAATTCCTTTACACATCATATATACAAGAGGTTCAACTATATTTGTTTGTCTAATAGCAGTTTTAATATTCCCCTGTTTTCTTAAATCTTCTTCTTGTTTAGGTAATGCAGCAAGACATACAACACTATCAAGGCCATTATAGTGCCATAATGTAGGCCACGTTCCACCTACTTTAAACCATATCTTTCCATCATCTTTATAATAAGGAACGTCTGTATACATAGATGTAATAAAATCTAATCCAGCAGGATAATCTGGATAGAGAATTTTTTGGTTAATCATAGTATCAACAACATTATGAGTTTTAATTCCGTTTAATGAAAGAAGAACTGCATTATCAAAACCTATATTTTGATTAGATTTTATAATATCTTTATTTTCAAGAAGCTCTGCTATAAGTTTCCATATTTCTATTTCTTGTTCTATGGGGAAATAATCCCCATAGGAATTTAAGAATGGGACTGAAAGAGTATGAAATTCACTATATGCAAAACTAATACATGATATTTCATTATGATAGACCTCAATATCAAAGTTTATATATTTTCCTTCTAATCCTTGTCTAATGCATTCTTTTAAAAACATTATAGTTTCATAATATGTAGGCTCAATTTTAATATCTCTATACGCCTGTCTAATTTCAGGAAATGCAGATTCTTCATTTACTTTAACTAAATCCGCAATTATTAATCTCTTATTCAAATAGATACATTTAGGCCGAAGAATAGTAGATGGGTGAGCAATAGGAATTACCTTTCTTCCAGGGAGTAAAGTAGATTCAAGAACTGAACCTCTCCATTTCATAATTCCTTTTCTATTCGTAAGTACATAAAGTGGTATATCCCCAATAGCTACAATTATATTAGCTTGAGATTTAGATAACTCTGCTTTAAGTTCATCTATATAAACCTGACCATCCTCAGATATTATATTATTTGTCTTACCTAATTTAATATAATATTCCATAGGGTTATCTAAATCTTTTATTACGTTAGTAATATAACACTGAAGTCTTGAAATTTTTGCTATATTTAAACAATTATCTAACTCCGCACCTATAGGACTTACAAAAGGTTTGCGTGAATAGACATCTAACTTATTTGGTTGGTCGCCTACTAAGATGATATTACTATTTATATCCCCTATAGAGGGCACAAAAGTAGCTCTTTTATTCATATTATATACCTCTATTTATTAAATTAGATTAAACATCTTGACTTAGTATTTTAGCCGTAAAACTATCTTTATACTCTTGAGATAAATCATAACCTATAGGAAACATTTTTAATTGAAATGCTGCTTTAAGAGTGACGCCAGACCCAGCAAAAGGAACTAATACTCGAGACCCTTCCCATACAAAAACACTGAGTAACTCAAGCATTAAATCAATAGGCCTTTCGGTAGGGTGAATCTTTTCTTTAGGTGAGACGGGATTATATGAGAATATATTATTTCTCCCTCGTTTATCTAAATTTATAACTGCATCTCCTTTACGAGCATAAAAAAACATCTCATAACAACTTCCAAAATATCTATCTGGATTCATAGTCTGACCCATAGGCTTAGCCCAAATTCCGCATTGACGTCTAGTTTGAAATCCTGCATTAGTAAGAATTTGATAAATAGGATCTATCCAAGGCTCAGGAGCAAACCAAAATATTAACCAAGAATTATTAGACATTACTCTATAACATTCATTTATAGTTTTAGTTAAAAATTCTAAATATTCATTCTCATTTACTTCATTATATGATTGAGAGTAATTACTTTTAAAATCTCTCTTTATTTTATTTAAGTCAATCCCATAAGGTGGGTCAACCTCAACAAAATCTATACTTTTATCAGGGATATCTTTAACTCGCTCAAAAAAATCTCCTACTTGGTAAGATTTAACTAGATTTTTTGCTGACTTTCCTAATAATTTATCAGACCTTTCAGAGAGGTTGGCTCTAACTATCCGCTCTTCAAATTTACTAAACATCTTTTTAGCTTCACTTTTATTCTTACATCCTTCCCAATCAAGTTGTGGAAATTCATCCATCTTTTTTGCTAAGTTTATATCATCTATAACACCTTTATGGTCTTTATTTAATAGTCTTGCTGTATCTCTAAGAGACCAACCTGCAGCATCAATAGTTTTTGCTACTTTTATTCCATTCTCTTTCACTTGTAAGTTATGAAGTTCACTCTTTAGATTACAATCTTCTATATACGTTAAATTCTTTCTAATTAAATTTTCTTCTAATTCAATTTTCTTCATTAAGTATTCTGTAAGTTCTTCGGTGTAAATTCTAACTGGAACTTCTTCTATTCCTGCAACATTAATAGCTTCAAGTCTTCTACCACCAGCAAGAAGTTTATAAGGTTCATTATTAGGACCTAAACATGAATTAACAGCGAGAGGTTCTATTATTCCACAACTTTTAAATGAGTGAACTAATTCAGATATATCCCCTAAATCTTTACGACATCTTTCTGAACTCCATATATCAGAAGGTGAAACTATTTTAAGCTCTATATTTTTCATAATAATAAATTCTCCATTTATTTATCTAATAATTTAATTAAGTTTTCTGCATCTTCTGCTGAAAGAGAGTTGATTAAATCAGATATACTTTTCCCTTCTTTACTTTTTCCTCCTTTCTTTGTTTTAGTTCTCTTTAATTTAGCCGCTTCGGTGATAGATACTCTCCTTCTACTTCGTAATTCTTTAATAAAATTAAATAAAGTATCAGGAGGCATCTCACTTACAGATATTGCTAAGTCATCTATATTCATTTTATTTCCTTTCAAATGAGCGTAAATCTTTAATCTTAAGTCGCTTAGTTAAAACTGCCGCTATTACAATTTCGCCCTCCTTCTCCAGTAAGTCTATTAAATCATCTATAATAGCACTAAACAACTCACTCTTAACTCCCCAAGGAATTAATCTACCAAGAGCATTATATTGTTCATTAGAAATTTCTATAGATAATCTAGGTCTATAATTACTTAACATTAAACTCTCCTACATTCTTAATTTGTAGTTAAAATTCTTCTACGTTTAATTTTTTTCTTTTTCAATTTTATATCTGAGTTATGTAAGATATAATTCTCAAAATTTGATATTTGAGCTCCCTTGTTAGATACTATATCATAACTAATTTTATCCTCTTCATCTTTCACATTAATTCTACTAATTAAAACTAAATTATCACGATGAGATTGTTCTGCGATTCGTTTAAGTGTTATAAATTTATCTTGCCACGACATAGTAGAATTTTCAATAATATCTAAATCCTTAAAAAATTGGTCTTTACAATTACTTGTATTACATTTTGTAGTTTTAAAAGTTATATGCTTCATAATTTACCCCTTTGGGGAAAAATTCCCCATAGAAAGGGTGAGGTACTAATTTAACCTCACCCAATTAATTAGTTTAACTAACTATCTTTTAGCAATAAACTTTTTAACGTAGTTCTGTTCCCCATACTGTTCATTTTCTGAGACGCCTAAGATAGCCCAAGCTGTTGAACCACCGACCATATTAAGGTCAATTTGTTGACTGTGGTCTATATTAAACGCATTTAAAAAATTAAGTAGATTCCATTTTATTTTATTTAATTCTTTAGAATCCATACCATCTCGTGGAAGATATAAGAATTTAGTAAAATCTTTAGATGTTGGGTGGTCAGGAATATCAAACCTAGGTAAAATATAAGGATATCCGTTCTTATCAGTTCCCTCTGTAATGGATAGTAGTCTAATTTGATATTCTTCTTCTCCTGGAACTACATTTGGCTCTACTGCATCACTTAGATTAATGTCTAAAAATCCCATTTTAAATCTCCTTTTAATAAATAAATTAAATTAAGTTAATGTTACCTTTTTCTTTTACCTGCAATTCTTTTGTACCTTCACCTCCTTTAAATTAGATTTTGTTTCAAGATACATTCTTACTAAATCATCAAAATCATCTTCAGTTAAAATTAAGTATAAACAATCGTTATCATTAAACCTAAATGCTACTTTATATTTATTTTCTACTTCTTTACTTGCGCTAAAAAAACTTACTTGTGATAGATCTATATAATTTCTAACTCCGTCATCACTGACATGTTTAAATACCATTTTAAATCTCCTTTATAAATTAAGCTAAATCCATTAATGATGGTTTATCTTCGCACCTTCTTCCTACTTTCTTAAGTATTGCTTTAATATCTGCAACTTCATACATATTTAACTGCCCTTTATTTGATAATCTCGAACGAGCCTCATACATACCTGTTTTTTTAGTTAGAAGTTGATATATCGTTTCACTACTTGTTTCTTTAGACATCGCATAATAAATCTCGTCAAAGAGTAAAGGAACTCGAACTCTAAGTTTACCTGTAATCATAAGATTTACGAACATTCTACCTGTAGGTTCATCTTTTTTAAAATCATCGTGGCCAAGTAAGATACAATCACAAGGAAGTGAAACAAAACTTCTCATAGCATTCTCAATCACCGTCATTTGTGGTAGCCAATCATTCTCTTGAGGAGCAGCTCCCATTACTCTTTTCCCTGGCTTTGCTGCTACCGCCTTTTTTAATATCTCATACATAATTACTTGTGACCACGTAGTCATACTATCTATTGCATACGTTCCAATATGATTAAAGTATCCCATCCTCTTCTTTTTTTGAAATTCTGTATCCCATAAACTTGCCGAAGAAGGAGATTTTGGATCTTCATTTTCAAATCTACTATCTACTATAATATTTCCCTTTTTCATTTCGTCTTCATAAAGAGTTCCATTTAATATAGCTTCACCCATTAGAACTTTACTCCCACCCGGGTCGAATGAGTCTACATGAAGAGGTAATCGACAAGTTCTGAGAAGAGATGACTTCCCACTCCCTACCCCTCCATAAATTATAGCATTAAAAGATTCAGTATGGGGGTCATCCTCATAAAGTTTCTTTAATCTTTCAGCCTCCATTTTTATATCTAATACTTTTTCTCCGTTCATTTTTACTCTCCTTTTTTAAATTTATCTATTATATCATCTCTAACTAATTCATTATATAATCTATATTTAGAGTTTCTTTCTTCACGATTTCTTAATGAATGTAATTCTGCTTTTAAGATATTAATTTCAGTTATTAATTCTAAGATTTCCATCTCATACATTTCTATTGTTAAATTCATTTTATATCCTTCCTAAATTTTATAGCATCTTAGTTATTTTATAGTTCAATCCTACTCATAATATCTTCCAAATGGATTATCGCTGTTTTTATATCTGCTTCTATTTTATTAATATCACTTGCAACCTTTACTAATGATGATGGTTCAACACTATATTTTTCACATGATGTATCAGGGTCTAATTCTCTTAGTATAATAGATAAGATATTTTCCATCTCAGTTACTTTCTCAAGAAGTATTTGTGTAACATCTTGAGTTGATAATATTTTACTCATTACTTGACCTGTTGTTCTACTTGTATCCATTTTACTCTCCTTTATATTGTAGTTATGAGGCTGTCCGTGTGACACATCTTTTACACATTCTGCTAATCACATTTGTGGTTCTGTGTTTCTGATGCCTCATACTCCACAAGGTTTCCACAACTGGGGATGGCTACTCCCTTTTCAGTGATAATGCTCATTTCCTGCAACCAAGATTAATAATTCTTTTCGTGCCCTACTTAGAATTTCTTCTTGGGAAAGATGTGCCACTCGGACAACCCCATAACATCCTTCTTTTTTTTTATTATATCTTATTTTTTAAATTAAATTTCAAACTTATGTCGAGCCTCTTTTTCTAAAGGATTCCAATACTCAATTTTAAATCCTGGAGGTACTTCATCAATTCTCCTTAATGGATTAGCCCAAGCATGACAGAAATCTTTATAGACACAGCCAAAGTATTTATTACACGACTCCGTATTTAGTGGAAAAGCCATCATTACTGAATCACTTTCTTTGCAATTATTCAGCAATAAATCTATATTCCAATAAATTTGGTCTAACCAATACAATGTATTCCAGAGCCAAACTTTCATACTTTTGTTAGTTTTTATTACTGGAATTCTCTCGAATGAAAATTTAGTTTTTAAAATTCCTAACCCATTAATCTTTACTCCATAGATATTTTCATCAGGGTATAAGCAATTAAGAACATGAGTATATGCCCCAATTTGAGTTTTTAAATACCACTGATTTTGCCATCTTGAATCAATACTACCGCCTTTCGTTTTGTGTTCCAGTGAAAAGATTCCTTCTTCACCTCTACATATTGCATCCTGACGAAATGCAATAGCTCTATCTTCAGATAATGAAACAGTCCCTGCAACTTCAGTATATAAAACATCAAAATCATGTTTATCATTTTTATACTTCTCACAATATTCTATAAGTAAATCTACTACTCGAGCAGGAGTTTTAGGGGAGAATAATTCATCTGTTCCCTCATCAAAATATTCTCTATATTTAAGTAAAAATAAATCCATAGCTTTAGCAATAGAATTTGTTGAATAGTCATTTAATAATAAATATTCAAGAGCTAAATGAATAGCCTCACCAAAGACAAGATGGTTATTAGGATATTCACTTTGCCAACCTAAAATATATCTGTAAAAATAACTTCTTTGACAGTCCATAAAATTTTGTATCTTACTTGAGTCTTGTATATCCCAAGTTTCACTCTTTTTAATCATCTCACACCCTTTTAAGTTATATGTTCTTTTTTAATTATTAAAACTCTTTTAATATATAATTCTCTATTATTTTTCCTATCTGACTTATAAAGTAGTAAATTTAACTTTCCGTGTAGTACAGCAAAAATACTACATGCGATAGAACTCATAATACTTAACCCTGAGATTAATATATAATCGTCAGAGTTTGAATCTTTTAATCCCTCACTTAAATGTCTATAAATATTAGATACTGCAAATCTATTAAATAAACCGTCAGTGAGGTATACTAATTCACCAAATTCTTCTGCACTAGAATAATTATGCCCTCCTTTATTTACTATAAAAACTTTACTCATCCTACTTTCCCCGTTAAAATTAGATACATTACTCCAACCCATAATAAGAGTAATATATATGATTTATACTTCTTATATCTCATCTATTCGCTCCAGTTGTGCATTTACAATACTAATATACACAGGAAATCTTGGAACTCCTTTCCCAGGAGTTGTATGTTGATATTGAACGTGGCAAATGTTACCTATTAATTTATCTCTATTTTTCCAATAGTATTCCCTAAGTTCATCATTCAACCCGCTTCCCACGCAGAACTCAACTCCACCGTCACTAGAGCATACTAAAGCTCCAAGTCTATTCTTTCTTTCTCCTTTAATACTTATCTCTTCATTAAATCCTACTATTTTATAAAAATCTGATTTTTTAGGTTTAAACTTCATAATTAACGTTGACCGTTTTCTAACATACATATTAGAAAAATGTCGTATAATTATTCCCTCATACTTTAAATCTAAAATTGATTCATAAATTTTTAAAATTTCTTCTAAATTCTCAGCAACATAATAAGGAACTTTTTTTATAAACTCTTGGTCTTTTAGTTTATTTAATTCTAAGAGTCTTAAAGTTTGAATTTCATCTGATATAATATCAAATACGTGGAATTGGAGACCTATAAAATTTTCGTGGGCATTTACAGTACGAGAGACACGAGAATTAATTTCCTCAAAACTCATCTCATGGTTATATATCTCACCATCTAACTCGATTGAAAGATGATGTGGATAGAATTTTTTCAAATCCTCATTAATATGAGGAGCTGAAAGTATTATATTAGATTCACTTGTTAAGAGAGTCCAATTTTCTCCATTGAATACTGCACGACATCTTATACCGTCTAACTTAGGTTGGATGATATAAGGTGGTTTCCATTTATTTAGTCTCTTTTCATCAAAAGGATAGCATAGCATTATTCCAGTTCTTTTCTTTGACATTATTAAAATCCTTATTATTATTTTGTTGTTAATATTGGAATCTAAAAAAGAGGAGTTTTAATTAACTCCTCTTTTAATTTAAGTTACATTATGCAGATTTAACTGACTTTAGTTTTGCAAGAATATCTTTCTTCTCAGCTTCGCTCATGCTTCCCCACTTACCCATCAAAGCTGTTACTGGGTCTACTGTTACTCTCTCAGCACTAACACCAGGTTTCCAAGTAGCCATCTTATCAATTATGTTTTTGCTATCTAGACCCATCTCTAAATATCTTCGCATTGCACTTTGAGCAGTAATTTTAAACGCTGCTCTTGCGTTCGTGAATACTACTTCAGCACCAAACTTATTTACTGCATCTTCTAAATTTTCACCTAAATCGCAATTTACTGTAATTTCCTTTAATTCATCCCCGATTTTCTTTTTTGCTGTAATGTCCATTTTTAATCTCCTTTTAAATTAGTTTAACTACTCAATTACTTATCTACTTAACTACTTAACTACTTAACTACTTAACTACCTCATTTATTCACCTCCCTTTTTTATATTTGTTAAAAAATGAATTTTACCATTTTTCAATGGCAATGTCAAAATAAAAATACATTCTTTTATAATTATTTTTTAACTTTACCATCTAAATTTTTTCGAATTGCTTTTTCTATATCTTCATTAGTTAATGAAGATATCTTTTTAACACTTTTTATAGAAGTTAAATCGACTAAATTTAAATATAGATTTTTACTTCCTCTTTTTGACGGATTTAAATTTCCTTTTAATCCATCTAAAATATTAATAGCATCATCTACGTTAACAACGTGTGAGAATCCACTTCTTCTTATTTGTTCATCTAAAATTTCTAAACTTGTTCTTATTAATTCACTAATGGAGTTTATTCTTTCTCCATTACTCTCTAACCAAACTAAAATGTTAGCAAGAGTTGTTCTCTTGCATGTACTTTGAATTATAGAATCATTTTTCATACTACCTCCTGTATTTTAATCCTTTGGGGATAAAATCCCCATAGAATTTTTATTAGACTTCTTTCCAACCTAACCAATTAAGCTCACTAAAAAAATCTAAACACTTTAAATAGTGAGGACATATAGGAGGGTTACTCCCCTCACACCTCACACCTTCAAATTGCCCAACTAATTTTTTACAAGGCATTATAATTTTAAAATCATACTTTTTTATTTTTGGTCTCCCCGACATTATTACCTCAGCTTCATAAAATGTTTTTCGATTTCTCTTACTCTATCCACTAAATCAGAATAGCTATCCTCTGAATCTCTTAATCTTAATACAATATTAACTCCTTTATTTTTCTTATCTATATTTAACTCATCTAATATTTCCCTTGGGATATAATCGTGGTGAATGAAACATATTATAGTATCATCCCTGTTATTATTATAAGTTAATTCAAATACTTCATTATCTCTAGTGTTTTTAAATAACTTAAACATTTTACTTTCTCCTCTCTTTTATTATTTTTAAAAGTTCTTCTAAATCTTTTATCTTTATTCCATCCTCTTCACTTTGTAAGAGTGCTTTTAATTTCTTCTTACATGAAATTAACTCTTCTAAATAGTACTTAAACACCTCTACTTCTTCACTAATCATTTTACTTTCTCCTCTCTTTTATTATTTAAAGTTAACCACATACCTTCTGCTTCAATTTTAGTTTGTGGGATAACTAAGATTATCTCTTGCCACGAAGTATTCCACTTCCAAGGAGAATATTCCTCCCTAATTTCTTGTGGATTTATAACTTCTCCCCAATCAAGATCTAATTCCATAATTATCCCCTTACTATTTTTATTTAAAGTTTAAATAATTATCTATATATCCCTCTAACGAATAGATGTGTATAATATCTACACATCTATCACTTACCTTTTCATCTTCTTTAATTTCCCTCCAAATTCCCTCTTTTAAGATAGCAGGAATTATCACATATCCCGTTCCGTCTTTATTTACACATGCGGCAATTCTTACATTATTAGTTTTATTTTTAACTTTGAACTTCTTAGCTATTTCAAGAGGCGTTAAAGCGAAAACTGTTGATGAAGTGAAAATTATAGTACTTATAAATAAAGTTTTTAATTTTTTACTTTTCATCTTTTACTCTCCTCAGTTTGTTCGATAATTTGAACAATTTTATTTATATACGTTTGTAACTCAGCAATACTTTCACAAGTTTTAGTATATTGCAACCCTAAATTATTTGCGATACTTTGTAACTCATCTAATTCTTTTATACTTATTTTTAATTCCTCTTTTAACTTTAGAATTTTCTTTGGTTTAATAATAGATTTTTTCATCATATATCTCCCTTATTTTTTTTTTTAATTTTAAAGTAATTCTATAAACTTAAGACTTTCATTCTCTTCAGGTATAACTTTGATTGAAAATGAAGATGATTTAGGTTCAACAAATCCCTGACTTATAATCTCCTCGGTTTCTGAGATACTTAAAAACTCTTCATTTTCAAATAATAATAGATCTATTTCAAATTCTTTATTATACATCTTTTTTTATTCCTCCTCATTTTCAATAAAGTTTATAATTGAATTAGTTAAAACAATAGTAAATTTATAATTCTCAATTTCACATTTTTCTTCGTTTGTTAGACTTCCCTTTGCGGTAAGAAAATCTAACACTCTTAGTTTTTCTTTAGCTAGCTCCTTTAGAAAAACAACTATTTCAAAATTATATTTAAAGTACTCTGAAATTTTACTCATTTAATTTCCTCCCTTTAAAAGTTATTTCGTATATATCTCCTTTTTTAGAAGATTCCATATAATCGTATAAAATAACCCTGTAAAATTTGCTTTAATAATACTTATTATTTCAGATTCTTCTAAACCTTTCTTCATTCCTTTATCATATAGTAAATTTATGTTACTTACGATTTCGGCTATATTTTCTAGTATTTGAATAGTAGAATGAGTCATACTATTCCATGTTTCTTCTGCTGTATTAAATTCGACAAGTTCTTCTTGTGTAAGTATTGAATCAATACTTATTTTTCTTTTGCTCATTTTAATTTCCTCCTTTTAAAGGTTTTTTTTAAATATTACTTTTTATTACATCTTCAGAAATATTTTTCATATATTTATACATTTCTTTAGATGTAAACCCTACCTCATGAGTAAGAATTCTAATCATCTTAGATGGATTAAATTCAGGATTTTTAAGTTGCTGACGCAAAATTTCTCGTATCAACTGGTTTAATGTATCCTCACTTATAATTCTTAGTATTTTACTCATTTAATTTCCTCCCTTTTTTTAATAGTTATTTAATGATAATCATTAAATTTGGTGATTATTTATTTTATACCATAAATTAATGTAGTTTGCAAGCATTCTTTTTTATGTATTTATGTTAATTATGTTAATTATGTTAATTATGTTAATTATGTTTATTATGATTTCATGTTACCCCATGTCTCCCATCATAAATTATAACCCAAAGGATTATTTACTTTCTATTTACTTTCTACTTACTTTCTATTTACTTTCTACTTACTTTCTATTTATTATTTCCCTTTTTATTTATTAAAAATTTTTTTTTAATAGAAAAGAGAAATAGAAGAGAGAGAAGAAAAGAGAATAGAAGAAGAAATAGAAGAAGAAAAGGAAAGAGAATAGAAGTATAATTCCTTTGGGATGGATTTGAATTGGGGAAAATGGGGGTAACATGAAGTCATAATAACCATAAACAACATAATAACCATAAAACCATAACAACATAAAAAAATTATGAATTGTTAGGTAGAAAACTCCTATGGGGAATTAATCCCCAAAGGAGTTCAATTTAAAAGTTTTAATTAATTAACTCATCTATGAGGTCGATTTTAATACTTCCACATTTTTCGATGTTTTTCAACCTCTTTTTAATATCATTAAAATCACCTACAAGATACCTCGAGTATTTATCAATTTCTTTAGCTTCTTTTTCACTCACCCAAACCCAGAAGGTAAGTTGAAGAACTTTATCATTAGACATAAAATTCCTTCAATTTAATTGTTATTTAATTGTTATTTAATTGTTATTTGGTTTATTGGTTTATTGGATTGAATTTATTATGTGTTTTAACAAACAAAATCAACCCATATATAAACATTTTAATTGAATGGTATGGATTGCATGGATTTAATAAAAATACCCATTACAACCCATTTAATTGATTGAATTTATTATATTAAAAATGTTCATACATAGGTTGATTTTGTTTGTTGAATTTGTCACTACGTAGGCTAACTAAATAATAAAAGTCTTAACTAATAGTGACTATTTATATATTATTACGCGCCCAGTCCATGACAGAAATTAGTCCATAGCCTCCGTACGTACTACTCATTGAGCTCAACTCTTGTAGAACTGAATCTGCATCATCTGCAATTGGGCGTTTCAATAAGCTAGATAGCCCTTCAGCCACTACTTTACGGTCATAAAGACTCATTGACCGCACAAGTTTCTCATTTTCAGTACTTCCAAGTCCTTCATTCATTCTACTTAGTACTTTACTCATTAGACTCTCCTTGAATTTATCACTACGTATGTTAACTAAATAATAATTGATTGATTTTATTATTTGAAACGTTACCCAAAAGTTAAAAGTTAATTAGTTAATTCTTCAAGCTGCTTGATGAGCTCAAGCCGCCGTTGTTTCGACATCTGCGTTGCTGCAGATATGAAACTTTCTTCGATCTTTTGTGTGGTTTCAATTTTACTGCCACATTTTAAGGCATGGATGGTTACTACTGGCACACCATTTTCGTTTTTTGGTGCATCTTTTATCATGCTCTCTATTTCATCTCGAGACATGAACTCCCTAATACGTTGAAATGCGATCTTCCTCTCAGCGTATATCCACTTTTCAATCGTACTTTGTGGCACGTTATCAAGTGAGATATCCAATAAAAACTCTGGGCTAACATAATCCTTAGGCAGTTTCCCACCTTTGATTATTATCTTTTTATTGTTTGTCATAACATTACCCCTTTTTTTAATTACGGGTAACGCCTCAAACAATAAAATCAATCCAAATTGTCAAAGAACATAAATGATTAATGTTAATTTAATCATTTTTTATTATATTTTATTGTACATAATTTATACTAGTTTGTCAAACAAAAAATGATAAAAACTAGTTTTTTATTGTTCATAATTAATGGGACTCCAATGGGGAGAATTAGATTTTAGGATGTGCGTTAAGCTATCTCACATAATTTTCTAAAAAATTTTTAGGTAGGGAATATAAAACCACAAATTAATAAATTGACTTTATTATCCACCTAAGTTAGAATTAAATCAAAATAAAAAATCATAATAATAATAATAAGAGAGATAAAAAATGGGAAATTTAGGTGCTAATAAATACTTCTCTAATCACGCTGGGCGAAGTAGAGATTTAAGAGTTAAATCACCAGAAATGAGGCGCACTTTTGAAGTTTCTCGTATGTGGGAAGTTCACCATGAGATTACTCGATTAATTCTTTTAGGGTATAAAAATTCTGAAATTGCGGTTAAGTTACGAGTATCACCTATAATGGTTTCGTATACCAGGAATTCAAGAGTTGTAAAAGATAGATTAGAAGAAATGAAAGGGGCGAGAGATTTGGATGCGATTAATTTAAGTAAGGAGATTAAGGAGAAAGCTCCTCAGGCTTTGAAACTCTTAGAGAATATAATAAATGGAGAGGGGCAAGAAGGAGAGTATGCTTCTGTTAATTTGAGGGCTAAAACAGCAGAAAATTGGTTAGATAGAGCAGGTTATCAATCTCAGAAGAGTGGTGTAGATATGCACCTACATGCGCATTTTAATGCGAGAGAGATAGAAGAGTTAAAGAGACGGGCCGTTGAAAATGGCTCTGTGGTGAAAATATCCCCAAAGGAGGTTGATTGTGGAGTTAGTTAAACAAATAGGATTAAAAAGTAGTGAATATGAAACATTAGT